TACCTCGGTTAGTTGAGCTTATGTGAGCTGTTGTTATGGAACTATTTATTCTTCGTCAGGAACACGACGCTGGGAGAACCTAGCGCCGTAAGCCTTAGCAACTATATTGTTTAACATTCCTGCATCAGGTGCTACTTGCGTACCTGGCATCGGGCCTTCAGATTCCTGAGGACCTCCTGCGTTGTTTACATTAGCACCTCCAGCAGGTACTGTGCTTGATCCACCTGGTCCAGGCAGCAAGCCAGTAGACATCATGACTGCTTGATTGATTTGGGCGCGCAGCATATCTAACGCACCTTGATCAATAGCATCGTCACGAAGTTCTTCAAAGATCTCAGCAAGTTTCTCACGCGGGAACTCTTCACCAAGCATGCGCATAGCGCCTTCTTTAGATTCAAGACCCATCGCCATTTTTGCTTGAGCTTCGTTAAGTTTAATAAGAACGTCAACAGGGAGTGGTTCTGGCCAATGGACTTTGGTTTTATAGATTAAAGGATCCATTGGATCAAGTTGAGTTAACTCGTCCTGTTCGGGAGGTTCAGCCTTACTTGGGTCATACACAAGCAACTCTGGAGCAAAGATTGCTGCTGTACGAATAATGATTTCGTTAATCTTTTCAAGGCCTTTTGTAAAGTGCACTCGTTTAAGGTTAAAACGATTCATAAGAGGCTGGTACTGGATAGACAAAGCCACACCAGAGGTATTAGATACTGGCTGGAATTGGCCTAAAGCCGTCTCAGGAACACCAGTCATTTCGTGCATAACACGCTTAAGGAAAGTGATGTACTCCATAGCCCCAGCCATGTTTCCATTTGATTCTAGGTTATGGACAGTTGCGTCTTTAGGAAGACCAGCCCAAACCTTCTTGGGCCCACGCTCTAATTGGCTTGCTTTAGCACCTGTAATGATTGTTACAGGTGCAGCGTGATAGTTAATGATGTCCGATACTTCGGTCATCTTTTCGTTTAATTCACGGTTAAGCGGAATGATGTCCCATATGTCTGACTGTCCCCAAGGTGACGATGAGATGGTCATATTAGGAATGTGAACGATTGGGATGATACCTAGAGGGTTTTGGTATTGGTCAATAAGTTCATCGTTGATGTATTGCTCAACATTATCGTCAGTAAGGATTTCAGTAAACGTATAAACCTGACGAGTACCTTCAGGACTAGTTCCCCAGAAACGATACTTTAACTTAAACCGAAGAATACGGTCACGGTCGTGAGGGTGGTATTCAGGGAAACAGTGCGCTGGGTTTAACGGAATAATACGAACGCGACCTTCGTGAGGTACCCCAATGCCATCAACGTAAGGTTCTTCATAAGCGACCTTAACAAAGCAGTCCCCTGTAACACCAGCTAGTTGACCCATTTCCCAAAGAACAGCATGCTTTGAGTTATCTTCTTCCCAAACCTTATGTAACAACCGAGGGATGATTGCACCGTTTTGAGCAGGAACATGCCACTGAACGCCTTTACCAAAACAGAAGTTTGTAATGTAATCCGACATAGTACGGACGTAGTTAAGGGTGATATTTTGTTCACCCATCTCACGACGGTAGGACCAGTGGTGGCCTAGGTACCATGCCCAACAAGAGCTGTAACGGTTAAGGCGAGGACCGTGTACTTCAAACTCTTCGTCGGCAAGCTCAACTAAGCCAAGAGGAGAGATAGCGACAGTTAAGTCGCTAGACGAAGCACGATAACTTGGTGACCAGAAATCAACGGGCATTAAAATCCTGACTTTTTAAGTCTTTTGGGTTTCTTAATATTAGCAGGTATATCAATGTAAGTTAACGATTTAACCATGCCAGAAGGTACGTGCATCATGTTGCTATACAAATCAGCTTTGTTTTTAAACTGACAGAATGTAGAAACCAAAGACACATACCCTTCTTGTAAGTCTTCAAGAATCCAACCAACAGTGGTTGGAAGTACTGGATTAAAATCATATTCGTCTTTGTATACCCATGTTTCATCACCGTCAAATGCGTCAATCCATTCAATAATGGCAAGTTTGTATGGGTAAGTCATACAACAATCATACTTCTTACGAAGTGTACAACTTACCTCTGTACATAGCGGATCCGCTATGGAAAGGAACCTGTTCATACCAGAACGGACCATCACCAGGTTTAAAGGTAACAACACCAATACCCTGTTGCCAGTCTTCAACAATGGTCATAGGTCGACCGTCCAGGTCGATGGATCCTTTGGTAGATGGGACGGCCCCGTCGCATCGGGCCAACGTACCAGGGGATGCGGCCATGATGGTCTTTGCACCATCGTAATCTTCACGCGACCGTTCTGCCCATTCACGCCTGTGGATGTGGCCGTATAAGACGGATGTCTTTTCACTGCCGAGGTACGCGTGCGCTGTCGACCCGTTACTCCGTACTTTTGTGCCGTGGATGATACGGAGCCGTTCGTTGACCCAGAATTGTCCAGCCGGATAGCCAGGTATGTAAGTAACCCCGTAATCGTCGAAACGACAGAGATAAGGAATGCTAAGAACAGGCCAGGACTCAGGCGTATTACCTTTACGGATACCGAAAGCAGCTTTCGCGTTGTCAAGAACAAAATTCACCAGTCTTTCTTCGTGGTTTCCTGCAAGCCAAACAATTCTGGCGTTGGGTGCTGCAGCCCTAACTTGAGCACACAGCGTTGTAGCCCTGTCTACAGAGGCTTGAGTTGTTAGGGCATAAGCACTGCTAAGCCTGTACTTACCAAATTCTGGGAAGTCAAGGTTATCTCCAACCATTACAACCAGGTCTGGGTTAAGGCTCTTAGTAATTGCTAACGCAATATCAATTGCTTTTTCATCATGAGTAGCTTCAAGTTCTCCGTTTGAGGCACGGAAATAACCAATCTGCATGTCAGGGAGAACCACACATACCTCATGGTCAGCTACTTTTTCCCCCTTGGCCTTAACCACAGGAAGTTTTACAGAAGGACCTGGTTGAACTACTGGCCAAGCTGGTCCTGACTCCCACGCTGGTGAAAACTGGATACCCATAAGGTCATGGATTTCAGCTTCGCCTGCTTCGTTTTTAGTCAGTGACTGGTAAAACGAAACACGCTTTACTTCACCAATTTCATCTAGGTCAATGTTGTTCCTCTTAAGAAGATCAGCAACTTTGCCAAGTGAATATGTGCCACTCAAGTCTTTGGATAGATCACTCACAACTGCACCTCTTTGAAATATGTCTTGAGATTGTACTTGAACTGATTTTGTAACCATGCTTGTTTAGCACACTTGTAAGCCACTGGCATGAATACACTTTGGCTTTTCCTGAACCATTATCAATTTTAATAAGTTCAATAGCTTTATCTAATGCTTCTGCTTCTTCCACATCCATTTGATTACGCAAACGGGTAAACCCACAATCAATGCGGTTTGTGTCAACGTCACGTGAAAGGAGTTCTGCTACCAGGCTTTTTGCCTGCTCCATATTGTGCTCCTTGTGTAATTAAGATTAGGCGACCTTCGTGCCTTCTTTAGTATACACATTAGAGATTGTGTTGTTGCGGATGATCTGTGCTTTGATTTTTGAGACTAAATTAAAAAGTTCTTCCTCTTCATCAAACCCACGAACGGTGACTCTAGTGAGAAAGTTTAAAGCTGAATACAGGTCGTTTGAATCCATTGTAGGTCCTTTGATGTGTGGGAGTTAGAAACTCTACCAGACACAAAGTTGTACGGGATACAAAAAGGACGGGGAATTACCCCCGTCCTTTCTCCCTAGAAATAGGCAGAAGCCTACCTAGGCGCGATCAGTCGTAAACGACGGTCGGATTCGGGCGCTTCATCATTCCACCCGTGTTATAAGCGTATTCCCATACGGGCATACCCTCACCTGACATTGAGCCTTGAACAAAGTCACCCAACATTGCAGGAGCTTCAATCCAAGTAGCCGAACCAACATGAGCACGCTCACGCATAGTTTCTTCAGCATACTTGTAGAACATTTCAGGGTTGTTGTGGTTTTGACGACCAGGAGCCGGAGCAGTATCTTCGTAAGCACCTACACCAAAGTCATACGGGACGTCGGTGTCAGTTGCAATACCTTCTTCAAAACGAAGAGGCCCACGGTTACCAGGCATGCTGGGAGCATACGTGCTTTCAAACATCGTTTGCTGGGTTTCGGGGAACATAGGGTTTGGTGAAATAGCCATTCTTAATCCTCCTGTAGGAGCTAGGTATGTATAAAGGTTAGCACCTTTTTTGGGTCATTGCCCAAAGAAGGGGGACTCACTGACGGACACGGTAGGCATAACGTCTACCGTAGACATACAGCATGCAATTGCCAGGGAATCTGGGAAGTCGTCAAACGCTCCCCGTTCATCAGGGGCAGCTGCCAGCATGTACGGACCACGGTAAACCTTTTCAAGGTCTGACATTTGCTGGTTAAATTTCTTCCATACCTTGGTTCTTTTGGCTTTTGAATGTCCAGGAATGATCAATTGTTCACGCTGAATTAACTCTGTTAAATGGACCCAACGCTCATTTTGATTCTTAGCATCAGATGTAACTGCGCTTACCTCAATGTTAGGTAACAGGACTTGCAAACGTTCTGCAACCGCCCCACCAACACCTTGTGAGTCCACCCCAATACGATATACATCGTAATTCCTAAGGAAGTCAATAATCTCAAAGTACTGCTGTTCCCATTCGGTATTGTTAATTTCAAGCCAGTTAAGAACACGGTGCTCGTAAAACCCAAAACCATCAGGATGGTCCCAGTCAACCCAACATACTGTTACTACCGTAGAGTCATTAGACCTAGCTACGTCAATCCCCACAACAACTGGAGTTCTCCACCATTGTTTAACCAGGGCCATTGACGGATCATACAAACGGTTTAGGCGTTCGTCACTTACAAACATTCCCTTTTCAAGGATCCATTTGTTGCAATATGACATTTGAAACTCATCTGAGTCTTCGCCAATGCGTACCTTTTCTTTAGAAATAAACTTTGCGTAGTTGTCATTGTACTTTGAAGCTACGCGCCAGTCATATTCAAAATGCGCTTGCCTGTGGTTGCGTTTTGAGTTTACGTCCCGCCTACGGTTGTATTGGATCATCTTATAGAAATAAGACTTATTACGAGTAGCAGTTCCAGTTAAAACAACTGATCCGTTATTGAACGCCAACATAGGTTTGATTGACTTTGTAATCATAAACTCGTCAGCTTCTTGGGCTTCGTCAATCAATACAAAGTGGTAAGTCTTAGATTCAATCTTTGCCTTAGGGTTACAAGTCTGCATACGGCAGAGCGACCCAGAATGCTTAAGGCTGATAATACGGCCCTTACCTCGTGACCCACCTGACGTAGCTTTGTCGTCAATCTCTGGGTCAAGGAGGAAATCTAGGGCGTGTTCACTTGTAAGTTTGCTTACAATGCGGCTAAAAACGGTGTCTGCTTGATCTTCAACTGGGGCAAAAACACCACACCAAAAGCCCTTTTCAAATTTGTCTAACCAGGTTGGGTACACCTTTGAAAGCTTAGGAAGAATAACCATCATTGCTGCCATGACATTAGAAAGCACTTCTGATTTACCAGACTGACGGGTGGCAACCAAAGTTACTTCTTCACCATCACCTAAAACAATGGATTCAATAATGCGATAGGCAATAGGAACTTGGTATGGAAAAAGTTTAATATTACAAAATTGTTCTGTAAAAAGAACAAGCTTTAATACAAGTTCATCAACAAACTCTGCTGAAGTTTCGTCTAACTCAGTTCCAGCAATCTCTTCAAAAGCCTCATCTTCTACGTCAGCGTAGTCAATGTCTTCCATTAAGCTTCCTTACGATCTCTTAATTCTTTCCAAATTTCTGTAAGAACATTTAAATGAGAAGACACTTCATCTGGGCCTTCCTTGTATCGCCATTCATCAAATGACTTACCAAGACCCATAACTGAAATAGAAAACCAATCAAGTAATTCTGGAGTACCCAGTTTAGAGATACGGGGGATTGAGGAACCTTTTGATTGTTCTTCAATCTTTTGTTTCATAAACAACTTCATTGCCAATCTCCAATTTCTAATACGGATGTTTCCATGACTCGGCCCTGCATAGCGTACAGCAAACCGTCAAACTCATCTAGGTCATCAGTTGTTTTTGTTTTCTTACTTAACCCAATTTGGAATGAATAATTATTCATTTTTAATTGAATGCCACGACCTACTCGCCATGGAGAACCCGTTTGACGCATAAATGCCATAGCCAGTTTTGGAGTTTTACTTGTTGCGTTGTCTTTAAGAACCCAATAAATAGGACCAATTGTATGCAAATTATTCATTTTTATCTTTCGTTATCTGGTCTAATTACCATCCATCTTGCTAACTGGTCTTCGTTAAAAATCCAGTTATCGTATGGACTTCCACCGTCCATTGTATTTTTATGCAAATCTTTGTAACG